TTACTTCGCCCGCCACTTGATCATACAATTTAACAACACTTTCTTTTGTCCAAGGAATTTTTCCTTCGTCTATTTCTTTTTTCAATACCTCATATGCTGAAAAGTATGCGGAATCTGTATCACCATATATCATTGCTTTACCAACATGATTGTATTCACCCGTGATCACTTCATTTATTTTTGATGCCATGTGTTTGGATATCTGTCTGCCTGACAGTGTTGTTGATTGCCCAATACGTTTGTCAAAGAATCTACAACCAGGATTTAATATTGCACCATACAAACTGTTCAAATTAATCTTTTTAACAAGTTGTCTTTTATCCCAAAATTCTATTTCAGCATCATTATTGGCTTCTTTGGCTTTCTTCAACATTGCCTGCATTTCTTTTCTTTCTTTGTACCAACGAGCAAGTAGTCCTGGTATTACACCTTCAAATTCGCTTGTAAATATTGTGCCGTTAGCACTAATCATCATTGGATTGTTACTTTCAAATATCATCTTGTAAATTTCAGCACCACTCATAACATCTGATTTGCCGTCTTCCCAGTCTACATTAATACTGATATCTTTTCTTTTTTCCATTACAGCATCATATTCTAATGATCCGAAATGGTTTTCCCAAGCACCTGCGAATGATTTTTTCTGCAAAGTCATCTGTTCTTCGATGTATTCATCTGTGTAAGTTGGTCTCAGTTGTCCCATCACACATTCAGGAGCCATGTTTAATGCTCTAATCACAGAAGGATACAGCGAATTGATATCCATTGATCCTATCCAACTATGTAATCCTTTTCTTGGATATGCCACATAAGCACCTGCGGCTGTGGTTGAATTGTCATCTCTCTTAGGTCTATTAGGAACTTGTACTCCTCGTCTATGTGCTTCATTTATAATTGCTTGTTCTGTTACTGCGACTGCACCTAGTGTTGTTTGAAGTAGTACAGTGTTTGCGTGTGCCAATTCATTTGATAATGCTATGAATCTTAATTTACGATCCAGTTTGTCTAACAATGCCACGTCTTGTCTATTGTATTCAACAAACGTTCTAAAATCTTGATTGTATAGTTGATCCAAACTGCCTTCATACACAGTTTTCTTTTCACCGATTTCATGTTCACCAATAGCATCTAATCTGTAACTGTGTCGTTCTTCGTATGTGTATTTTCTGTAAAGTTCTAATGAATCTAAATGCACTCTACCAACTAGATCATAAGTTTCTTGTTCACGACCAAATCTTTCAAATGTTCTTTTCTTAGGCATTTGTTTCCATAAGCACAGACGTCTTGTGTCATCTTTGCTCATTACTTTTTTAATTCTATTAATGATGTATGGTAAGTCATACCCTTCTGAGTTCCAACCTGATATAACATCAGCATCTTCAATGATATCTAAAAATGCTTTCAGCATATCTGCTTCATCTTTGTACAAGTATAAATTGTCTATGCCTTTGGTTATTTCTTTTGCCTCCTCCATGCCCATTGTTTTAGGTGGCATAGCGAAAGTTACCATTGTGTCTAGCCATTGTAAAGAAACTGTAATTGCTGTGATTGGCATGAATGGATCACTAGGTTGGCTGAATCCTTTTTCAGGATCAAAGTCTGCTTCAATATCAAAGAAAGCAATGTTCAAATCCGGAGCATCTTTGTTTAAATAATTTTCACTTAAACATTGGAAGATAGGATTTATGTCTGATTCGAATAATGTTTTGTTTCTGTTGATTGCTAATTCTTTATGGAAATCTTTTGTATTTTTACAAACAATTCTGCTTAATGTCTTTCCAGTTGTGCTCTTAAATTTGCCGCCTGGATCTTCATGATAGAATGTGTATTTGATTGGATATTCTTTGAAAACTCTTTCTTTGTTCTGCCTCTCAACAACTCTTATGATGTCGGCTTGTCTGTCAAAGTATCCATCTATGTAACTCATATATTCTCCTTTTTGTCATTTGTGGCTGACAAAATACCAAAAATCAATTGTGGCTGATACAACCTTACTTTATATAATACAATAGTATACCTCCGAAACCCATTAAAGTCAATACCGTATTGGTGACAATGAGTGCCGGTTCTTTCCAAAGAAACGATACTATTAACCAAATTACACCTCCCATTGCCAAAAGCAATGGACCTACAGGATATAATTCAGGAAAGCCTGCGTTTACAAAAGTGCCTATAATTAATATTGCTGTTGCCAGCCATTTCAATTGATTGCCTGTTTTTACTTGTTCCATACTAATAATGTTTTGCCTATTACTTTTGATTTACAACCTTTAAACTTATCTATGTTATTCAGAAAAAATTCTTCAAGTGCAGAAAAACTTGGGAAGGTGTATTTGTGCATTACACCTGCTTTTGAATTAAACTTAACGTGATTCATACTTGTCAAATACTCTGTTGATTACATTATTCACTCTTACAAAGTGAGCCGCTTTAGGCATATCTTTGATTCGTCTTGCCCCAATATAAGTGCAGGTGCTTCTTACTCCACCCAATATCTGTTCAACAGTATCTTTGACAGGTCCTTTATCATCTAGTGTAACTGTTTTGCCTTCTGTGCCTCTGTATCCGTCTTTTCTTTGTCCGTGTGTGTCTAATGCTGACTGCGATGCCATGCCATAAAAAATTCTTTTGCCATCTTTAAGTTCAAATTCTGATTCATCATGTCCTGCCAACATTCCACCTAGCATAACAAAATGTGCTCCACCTCCCAATGCTTTTGACACGTCTCCTGGTTCAGTACAACCGCCATCAGCAATGATATGTCCACCAACGCCGTTAGCCGCATCTGAACATTCCATTATTGCTGAAAACTGAGGAACACCTACTCCTGTTTGTGTTCTTGTGGTACACACACTACCTGGACCAATTCCAACTTTTACTATGTCAGCACCTTTTATAATCAATTCTTCTGTCATGTTAGGTGTGACTACATTTCCAGCAATAATAACTTTTTCTGGATATTCCGTTCTAATTTTTGTAACAAAGTCTACAAATGACTCATGATAAGCATTGGCAACGTCAATTGTAATACAAGGAATATCTGGAAATGCTGACATCACTTGTTTGAGTGTTTGATAATCTTGTGCGTTTTCGTCCCAAATTGCTCCAGTACCAACACAGGCAGAAACATATTTGAATTTTAATCCTGTGCCTGCCGCTTGTTTCCAATCATCCAATGTATAATGCTTTCTAATCACAGTAAGCATTTTGTATTCTTGTAATACTCTTGCCATTGAAAATGTGCCAACACCATCCATATTACTTGCCATAATAGGCACGTAAGATAATTCTTTACCACTGTTTCTAAATTTGAATTTTCTTAATATATCAACATCTCTTCTAGAACTTAATGTTGATCTTTTAGGGTGTAATAAAACGTCCGAATAATCTAAATGTATGTTGTAATCAATTCTCATTAAAAAAGTCCTTTATGTTTACTGCTCTATCATCAACCCAAACATCATACACAGGTTTTTTCATATTGATTGAAGTGTACTTTACACCCCAATCATTCAGTTGTTTGCTGGTAAGTTCTGTCCAATCTATTCCAGAATTACCACCTCTTGCTGTCCAATAATGGATTTCATGTCCTTCATCAAACAGTTTGTTCAACTTTGCAATCCGTTCCATGTCGGGTTGACTTTGTTCGTAATTGCTATCTTTATTATAACAAATTGTGTTGTCAATGTCAACCATGTACTTCATATTATGAATACTCTTAAAATGCCTATAAAATTCATTGTGGTGAACCATGATGCCAATATGAATGTCCAAATAATCTTCCTTCTCCAACAAGCAATTGCCAGTGTAAGAGAACCAAAAATATATACAGGAAATACGTGTGCCATATTAGGATTTGGTGATCCAAATGTCAATAACAAAGAACCTGTGATAGTGAACAGTACAGAAATTAATTCCAAATAAAATGCCGTCTTGTCGGTTTGATAACTTACTTTCCAAAATTTTTGGATTTCGTCTACAAATTTGGAGAACACTTTACTTGTCTCTACCAACTGCAATAATCAGATTTTCTAAAGAATCAAAATCATCAGAATATTTGTGCCATTCACCTTTGTGAGCAATTTTAATTGCTTTATTAATCAGTGCTGGTTTGATTTCTAATTCTTCTGCCACTGCTTTCACAGTGTCCTTTAATCCAGAGTTTAAATCTTCTACTTCTGAAAGTACGTTAGCACCTTCATCTATAATCCTTTTTAACTTTGCTTGTTCCTCTGGACCGTATGTTCTACCTGCCATTATTATGCTCCTTTGTATGCTTCAAGTGTTCTTGTGAATTTACCTGCGTGTGACTTCTCAGCCTTAGCAAGTGTTTCAAACCAATCAGCAATTTCTTCAAAGCCTTCTTCTCTGGCTGTTCTTGCCATACCAGGGTACATATCAGTGTACTCATGTGTTTCACCATGTATAGCAGATTTTAAGTTTGCTTCTGTTTCACCCATTGGTTCACCTGTCGCCGGATCACCTACTTCTTCTAAATACTCTAGATGTCCGTGTGCGTGACCTGTCTCACCTTCTGCTGTGCTTCTAAAAACTTGAGCAACATCTGGTGCTCCTTCTATGTCTGCCTTTTGTGCGAAGTAAAGATATCTTCTGTTTGCTTGACTCTCACCTGAAAAAGCGTCTTTCAAGTTTTGTGCTGTTTTACTATCTTTTAGTTCCATTGTTATTCTCCGTTTAGTTGTTGTGATCTATTCCAGAATAGTCGCCGTAGTTTCCCATTGCGTATTCTTCTTTTAAGTAATTAATCATATTTTCAGGAGTAGAAGCGATATATGGATCGTCATCAATTCCTTCGTTATTGATACCTGGTTCCTGCCACCATCTTTCTACTACACCATTGTTGATGACTGCCATGTATCTCCAACTTCTGTTTCCAAAACCTAAATGGTTTTTACCAATAAGCATACCCATAAATCTTGTAAAGTTTCCAGAACCATCTGGAATCATTTTTACATTTTGTATTTTCATGTGATTTGCCCATGCGTTCATAACAAATGAATCATTGACTGAAACACAATAGATTTCATCGATGCCCATGTTTCTAATTTTGTCATATTCTTTTTCGAAACCTGGAAGTTGTTGTGATGAACAAGTTGGAGTGAATGCTCCTGGTAAACTGAATAATACCACTCTTTTATCTTTGAAATAAGAATCAGTTGTTGCGTTGTGCCATGCACCACCAATTGCACAACCGCCATCTGTTTCCACAGCATCGCCTGTTCTGATTCTGAATGTTACTTTTGGGATTTTGAATCCTTTTATCATAATGTACAATACCTTTTAAAAAATTAATATTGCTTATTGTACTTAATTTTTATGATAAAGTCAAGACTATTTTTTGGCTGGACTGTCTTTTTCTTCGTAGAAATAATCGTTTGAATCACCGAAAGTCACTGTGCTTTCGTTTTCGCAGAAAAACTCTCTGGTGCTGACTTGGAAGTCTGGTCTTTTTAGTTCTGATGGAGTCAGTGATTGTTCATACCAAAGCATTCTATTGTTTGGTTGTGCGAAGTATTGTCCGTTAATCAATCTACCAAAATTGTGTTGTTTGTGTTCGCTTGGCACTTCTGATACTCCTGTGTTCACAATGTTAGGATCACCATGGCAAGCATCTATTGTGAATAGATATTCACCCTTCATTCTGCCACCGCCTTTTAACATAATTTCTACATCACAATTTTTAAGCATGGATTTTGTCCACACTTGGATATT